AAGCTGTTGAACGTGCAATTGATCAGCACTATACACAAGTCGCAGCAGTTTCCAATAGCAGATATTGGACTACAATTTATTTCCCAGCGGGTACATACCGCATAACAAACAACTTATCAATTCCATCGCGTGTTAGATTCGTAGGTGATGGATTCAACTCATCTATTCTACAATTGGATATTTCTGTTGGTAACTCTCAGTTACTATTAATTGAAGATGAACCAAATCCACTGGAAGATGTATACTTTTCTGGAATGGGCTTTGAAGTTTTAGCTACTACCTCTCACGTTTGCAGAATCTCGGAAGCGACTAATGTTGCTTTTGACAGATGTGCATTTAGAGGAGCAAGCGCAGATACTACCTCATTGGGTAGTTCAAAAGCTTGTGTCATATTCAACGAAGAAATGGTTGAATCTACAATTGGCAAAACAGCTACATCAAACATCAGATTTTCTAACTGCCTATTTACAGGCGCAACTTACGGTATCGCTACCTCAACTGAGTTAGCTGGTAACGAACGATACCAAGATGTTTACAACGTGGTTGTTGAAGGTTGCGTATTTACTGACTTGTATAAAGGCATTGTACTTGGATTTGAAACAGGTACAAATGCTGTCACAGATTCATTCCCAACAGAATGGCGCATTTACGGAAATTACTTTGACGTAATTACACAGCACGGCATTCACTCTTTCAAAGCTAGCAAATGCACAAGCTCAATGAACCACTTCGGTGACGTTGGCAACCTGCAGACAGCAACAGTAACTCACCCAAATATTACATTTGGTGATACTGGTGGCGAGAACCCAATTGATACGCTTGTTACATTAGCTGACTATGCAAACAACTACAGCATTGGCGATCACTTTGATCGTACTGATGCAGACGACGCAACATCAAAGCGCGTAGAATCATTTTGCAACAATTCATATGTTATTGATCCATACGATATTCGTTATGGTTCACTACACCAAGAGCCTGGACGTTTAATCTTACTAGGAATTGGAGCAAACCCAACAGGCATTTCGTTGGACAGCACAATTTACGAAGGCGCTATTATCGATTACCAAATTAATCGTGCAACTGAACGCAAAAGAACAGGTACACTAATGTTAAGCTTGCCAACAGTTGACCAAGGCTTGTCTGAAGACTTTATCGAAACAACATTACCAGTTGGCGTAACATTTACGTTAAGCACAGCAGCAGGCGTAGCCTCAGTTGATGCAACTGTTGGTGCTGAAGAAACAGAAGGAGCAGTACTAAGCTATTCAATTAGACACTTAACTTGCCCACTAGCAGTTCCAGTAGAACCGCCAGCAGCACCATTTACTCCTGGTATTGAGAACTTTACTATTACTGAAGGCAACGTTGGATTTGATTTTGGTTATTCTGATTCAACTGATCACGCTGGAATGGGTTCTGTCGCTCCAACAACTACCTCTGGTCCATATGACTTGAAAGCAGCATACATTCAAAATCTGGGTATTTATTTCATATTACGTATTTCGGGAAATCATGCATCGGCGGCGGTAACACAAGTTGAGATTGTCGGACACGAAACAGTTACAGAAGCATCCGACTTGAACTCTTATTCCTACGATGCTGGTGATGATTATACTGAATGGCAATTTAATGTTGCTGGCGCATACTGGGACGGTGTTGCAACATCTGACATAAACATTACATTTGCATAATAGGAAAACCAATGTGGACAAACTGTCCAGAAAAAAGGCTTATTTCTTGGCGCGAGTTTAGAGAACATATAAGTAAACTTAGCAAAGAAGAAGCTATTGAAGAAACTGCTCGTCTTTGGAGTCAAGCTCCAATTTCGAATCAATACCTAGCGGCAGACTTAATCAAAGACTGGCCCGATCCTTGGCAGTTAATACATTACAATCATTACGACGATATCTCGATAACGTTGGGTATGGTTTATACTTTAGTTTTAACGGACGATCGATTTAACGATGTCCAAATTATAGTGTTACAGGACCCCGGCGGTTCGCCACTTCATACCGCGTGGTTTGAAGATGGTAAGTACATAGTAAATTACGAATACAACGAAGTAATATCTGTAGACGATTTATACGACGATTTGAAAATAAAGTATAAATATTCTTACGACGATCTTCAGATCAAAAATTACAAATAAGAGAAAAACATATGAGCGATATCAAAGTCACTAAGCGTGAGGGACATAAAGAAATTTTGGACCTCGAAAAACTACACAAGGTAGTTTTTGAAGCAGTAAAAGGAATTACAGGAGTGAGCGCAAGTGAAGTTGAAATCAAAAGCCACATTCAGTTTTATGAAGGCATTACAACAGCTGACATACAAGAAACTCTTATTAAAGCCGCAGCGGATCTTATCACAGAAGAAACACCTAACTACCAATTTGTTGCTGGGCGCTTAATCAATTATCATTTACGCAAGGAAGTTTATAACCAGTACGATCCATGGCCGCTGTACCAAGTAGCCAAGCACAACGTTGAGCTAGGCTTTTACGATGAACAAATTCTAGAGCAATACACAGAAGAAGAATGGGACAAGCTTGAAAGCTACATCAAACACGCTCGCGACGAGGACTTCACGTATGCTGCAATGGAACAGTGGCGCGGAAAGTACCTTGTGCAAAATCGCGTTACAGGTAAGAAACTAGAAACGCCGCAGATCGCTTACATGATGATTGCGGCTTCTTTATTTGCAGAGTACCCAAAAGACACAAGACTTAAATGGGTTAAAGATTATTATGACATGACTAGCTTAGGTTACATTAGCTTACCTACGCCAGTTATGGCAGGTGTTAGAACTTCACAAAGACAATACAGCTCTTGTGTTCTAATAGAAACAGGCGACAGCCTGGACAGTATTAATGCTACCAATTCGTCAATTGTAAAGTACGTTTCACAACGCGCTGGCATTGGCATTGGAGCAAGCTCTCTAAGAGCGTTAGGTAGTCCGATACGTGGTGGACAAGCATACCACACGGGCGTAACACCTTTCTTTAAAATGTTTCAATCCGCAGTTTTAAGCTGTAGCCAAGGCGGTGTCCGACGAGGTTCGGCCACGCTTTACATGCCGCTATGGCACTACGAGATTGAGGACATCCTTGTGCTAAAGAATAATAAAGGCACAGACGACAACCGCGTAAGACATATCGATTACGGAATACAATTCAATAAACTGATGTATGAACGTTTAATCAGCGGCGGTGATATTACTCTGTTTAGTCCAAGCGATGTCCCAGGCTTAAAAGAAGCATTCTTTAACGATCAAGATAAGTTTAAAGAGCTTTATGAAAAATACGAACGCGCAACAAGCATTCGTAAAAAGAAGATCCCAGCCATTGAGCTGTTCACAAACTTTCTAAAAGAGCGCAAGGAAACTGGACGCATTTATTTGATGAATGTGGACCACGCTAATACACACAGCAGCTTCAAAGAAGATATTGCTCCAATCCGCATGTCAAACTTGTGTACTGAAATTACCTTGCCCACAGTACCGCTAGATGATATTAACGATCCAAACGGTCGTATAGCATTATGCACATTGTCGGCTATAAACTGGGGTTTAATTAAGTCTCCAGAAGAATTTGAAAAGCCATGTACGCTAGCAGTACGTGGACTAGACGCATTACTAGATCACCAACGTTATCCAATGTTGGCAGCAGAACTAGCTACGCAAGAATTTCGTCCATTGGGTATTGGGATTATAAACCTAGCCTACTTTCTGGCGAAGAATGATTTGAAGTACGACGATGAAGCTTTGCCGTTAGTAGACGAATACGCAGAAGCTTGGTCATACCATTTAATCAAAGCAAGCGCAGACATTGCTAAAGAACAAGGACCTTGTCTACGTAATGCAGACACAAAATACAGCGACGGCATTTTACCGATTGACACTTATAAGAAAGATGTTGATCAACTTGTACCGCACATTGAACGTATGCCTTGGGAAGCTTTGCGTCAGCAGTTAAGAGAATACGGTATTCGCAACGCAACAAACATGGCTCTAATGCCTGCAGAAACATCAGCGCAAATTACCAACAGCACTAACGGAATAGAAGCACCACGCGGGTTCATATCAGTGAAGCAAAGTAAGGATGGAATTTTGAAGCAAGTTGTACCTGAGTTCCGTCACTTAAAGAACAAATATGATTTACTTTGGGACCAAAAAGACCCGAAAGGATACATAAAAATTGTGTCGGTACTCCAGAAGTACATTGACCAGTCTATAAGTGCAAATACGAGTTATAATCCTGAGCACTATGGTAATGACATGATAAGTATGAAAGATATGATCAATGATGTGCTCATGTTTTATAAATTCGGAGGAAAATGTCTTTACTACTTCAATTCTTACGATGGAGCAGGTGAAGTTGATTTAGAAAAAATGGAACAGCAAGTCAGAGATGGCGATCTTCCAGATGATCCAGACGATTGTGATAGCTGTACTATTTAATACGTGTACGATATAACATTACAACCCAGAAAAGTAAATGCACCATATAATCAAAGTAATATTTGAACACCTGCAGTACATAAGAAAGAACAAGAAGGGCCATGTTTGGGTCAATCCAGATAGTCTTGAAATTGAAATCGATGGTGGTAACATGACCATGTTAGAATTATACAAAGAAGTACAAAAGCAGCTAAAAGATTCGATGGCTCTTGATCCATCAATGTTAGGAGATGATAATGAACGAAATTAAAAAAGATTTAACAACAGTAACAGACGGAATTGTAGCACACGGTTGCAATTGCGCAGGTGGATTTGGTTCTGGAATTGCCGGAGCAATTAAAAACCAATGGCCAGCAGTAGCAATAGAATTTCGCTGCAATGGCACAGGCATTGATTTGCTTGGAACTATTCAGCGTGTTCAACTTGCACAGGATCTAATTGTAGCAAATTGCTACACACAAGAATTCTACGGTCCAGGTGATAGACGTTATGCTGACCCAGATGCAATCGAAGCATGCCTGTATCAGCTACTGGAAATGGCAATGGAAGCTGAGTTAGATCTATACATTGCTAAGATTGGCTGTGGACTTGGCGGACTATCGTGGGAACACGAAGTAAAGGAAATTTACGAATCAGTATTTACAGATGCTGACATCAATGTATTCGTCTGTGACATATAGGAAAAATTATGAGTGTATTTAACAAGAACAACAAAAAGCATTTGACATCAACAATGTTCCTGGGCGAAGAGCTAGGGATTCAACGTTACGAAGAAATGAAGTATCCAGTAATAGACAAGCTGTCCGAAAGACAATTGTCATTCTTCTGGCTGCCGCAGGAAATCGAGTTGTCCAAAGATGTTAAGGATTTTAAAGAGCTTACAGAACATGAAGAGCATATCTTCACTAGTAACCTCAAGCGTCAAACACTGCTAGACAGTGTTCAAGGACGCTCACCAAATCTAGCACTGTTGCCGCTTGTTACGCTACCAGAGCTGGAAGCGTGGACAGAACTGTGGTCATTTAACGAAACAATCCATAGCAAGAGTTACACATACATTCTGCGCCAAGTGTACGCTGACCCTGGCAAGATACTTGATGAGATAATGAGCATTAAAGAGATTGTGGATTGCAGCGAGTCGATTTCCAGATACTATAACGACGTTATGGAATATGGTCGTTGGTATCAGATGTTAGGTGAAGGCAAGTTCCGCATTCAACAAACTGCTGACCGCGGCGGATTTAAAGAACACAAGTACGTCAACATCAGCAAGTACGAACTCAAGAAGAAGATTTGGCTTGCTATCAACGCAATCAACGCACTTGAAGGAATTCGTTTCTATGTGTCTTTTGCTTGCTCTTGGGCTTTTGCAGAATTAAAGAAGATGGAAGGCAATGCAAAGATCATTAAGCTTATTTGCAGAGATGAAAACTTGCATCTTGCGTTTACGCAGACAATGCTTAAGACGCTGCCACAAGACGACAAAGATTTTGCAAAGATTCAAAAGGAATGCAAAGACGAAGTGCGTGAAATGTTTTTGGAAGCAGTGCAACAAGAAAAGGATTGGGCAGCATACTTGTTTAAGGACGGTAGCATGATTGGCCTGAACGAGCAGTTACTTGTAGAATACGTTGAATGGATTGCGCACAAGCGTATGAACTCAGCAGGAATTGACTCCCCGTTCCACGGTGGCAGCAACCCATTGCCTTGGACAGAGAAATGGATTAGTGGTGGCGAGGTACAAGTTGCTCCACAGGAAACAGCAATCACATCTTACACGATCGGAGCGGTTGACATGGATGCTAGTGCTGACGACTTCGGCGATTTCAAGCTGTAGTTATCATCGTTACTAGGATTCAAAAACATGCTTTTATACGAAGAAGACACGACGCTAAATAACTTCAGTAACGGAACCGGAGACCACTCAATGATCAAAATTTTTAGCAAACCCAGATGCCCATACTGCGAACGCGCAAAGCAATACTTAGACAATTTAGAAATAGAATACAATGAAGTAGATATTACAAAAGATCCAATGGCACATTCTTTCATCATAAAGGAAGGCCACAAAACAGTACCCCAAATTTATCACAATAATGAGTTACTTTTCGAAGGTGGGTACAATGGATTGGTTAAATACAGCAAAGAACAAATCAATGAAATGATAGGAGATATCAATGTTAGTCAACTCGGAATCGAGATTTAAGAAAGACGACATAGTTGCACTAAAGAACATATTAGGCGAAGAAATTATTTGCACATATGTCAGTGAAAGTGACACACACTATGTCATTCAGCAACCATTTGCAATGGCAATGGGTCCACAAGGTCAAGGAGCAGGCTTTGCTCCTCCAGTAATGTTTGGCGAATCGCCTAAGACATACAAAGGAGATGTAGACATTAGAAAAGACCATTGTCTTTTCGCAGTGCCTGCAAGAGAAGATATTATAGCAGCATATAAGTCAGAAACTACAGGCATTATGGTTCCACAAAAGGATACTAAAATAATTACATAAATACTGTTATGCCAGCAGTAGCAAGAATTTCAGACCCGTTCGGATGTGGTGACACCATTAAAAGTGGTAGCGCCAACGTCTACGCGAATGGAATACCTGTTGCACGTTTAACTGATGGCACCATTGGAGAAGGTTGCTGGGCACCAACTATTATTGCTTCCGGCTCCGGTTCAGTATTTGTAAACGGCTTGCCACTTGCACGAGTAGGCGATGCAAACGTTCCACATACTTGCTCGTCGATTCCAGAGACGCACGGCAGTTCCATTAGCGCAGGTTCGCCAAACGTAATAGCAGGTTAAGATGGCAGATACACTCAATTGTTCACCTTGCTATGACGGGCGCCCAGATTACGATCCTAATCAAGGCACTGCAATACTACCACAAGAAACATTAAGCCGTTCGCGTTTATTTGAAGGTGGCACATTTTTCCGTAGTAAATTAAAGGCTGCTGGAAGCAACGACTTCCAGGGTTCACTATGTAATGAAATATCATTGCAGATAATTGTTGACTTTACTTCTGTTGTATTGGAAGTATATTTTGAAGATGCACTAGTTGAATCTTATACAACTTCTCAACCGATAAATTGTCCAATAACGCCTAGCACAGCGATCGCCAGTTTACGTTCACAAACATCCACAAGCAAATACATTTCTATGCCAATACGCGACACAGATGTAAATGATCCAATGGGTATTGATGATGCCTGTATCACACCGTTCGATAAAATAAATATGTCCGGCGGCGCTGGCCCAAGTGAAGCTGATGTCCCATCAATACGCACAGGCCCAGAACGAACAATCGTTTATATTTCTGCAAAGGAAAACGCAAACGGTGATTTATTTGAACCAAGCGCAGGTAACAACTTGCAGCAATGGGACTTTGATGCGCTCCAATGGATTGATTACGTAATTGATAGTGATTGCGCTCTACCAGAAAATAGATGTCCATAAGCTTGACCTTTACCGAAAAAGACTATAAAATGTAACGATGGGTATTCTGAATCCAGATCATACTATGGTTGAACGAGTCTCAGTTATTGTAGACGAGGTCAATGCATGGTACAGCGAAGAGCTTAAACTAAACCATGACATGGATGATATTTGGTCTCTAGCTGAAATGCTGAACACAGTAACCAAAAAAACTAACCTCCCAATAAAATGGTCCGCAGACGAATCACCTCGCTCAAATCCAGATGAATGGGTTTCGGCATTAGCTGGAATAACAAACAAAGGCAAACGCCGCATTGAAGTTATTTTGTGGGAATGCAACCTAAATGAAAAATGGGGTCCGAAAACGTTTAAGGAAGTTGTCCTCGATATGATGTGCCATGAGACAATTCATTTTCGACAGTACGCAAGAATTGGGCATGCCAAACTTTCTGTGCTTGCTAGCGGACACCAAAAGGGATTGCAGCGCGAAGCAATATCTGGAGATCACGAAGATTACATGACATCGTATTTGGGTGACCCACATGAGCTTATGGCTTATGGCTTTGATTTAATGCGAGACATAAAAGAGTCAGATTTTCCCGACGACGCATTACGCCAACCGGAAACATTCAGCGACGAACTGCCGGTATACAAATTTTACAGAAACTTCTTTCCAGCTGAATCAAAACAAATAAAGAGGCTGCTATCATATGCAGCGAGATACTATGTTCAAGCCGATTATCGGATTGAACAAATAGAATTAAAGAAAAAGGTAATCAAAGCTTTAAATGAGTAGTTTGGTATATACCATCTGGTAACAGTTGGCTTAAGATAAATATAACAATAAAATAATGAACACACAAAAAGAACAACCAAAAGAACCTCAACCGTTAAAACGCCCAAACTGGGGCGGCACCTTAACGTTAAAAGGCGTCAAAAAACATAAGAAAAAGTAATGGCTCCGAGACCTTCGTACGACTATGATGGCAATACTAGAGGATCAAAAGTCGAACGATTGCCTAATCCACTGTGGATCAAAATACAAGTTTTAGGATTTCTTGCAGCCGCATTAATGGTAGCGATATTTTTAGGTATATCGTACCTGGTGCTAAATATCAAAATTAATGCAGAAAAACTGCTAACTAAGAGGCAAATATTAAATGTATATTTCAACGAAATCATACGGGCCGGAAGAAGGCTTCGCAGTCGCGTACAGACAATGGCGCGCAGATCGAAAGAGCGGTAAATCAGACGGCGAAGTTTATACGCATGATGAGATTCCAGGCTGCTCTGCAATCCACGGTTATGCTATGAGCTTTTACTTTGAATTCTCAAGCATGACAGTTGACGCACGTAATTGGGTTGTTGACTTTGGTTCGCTGCGTCCGCTTAAGGAATTCTTAAAGGAAACATTTGATCATACAATGCTTGTAGCATTAGATGATCCGCATCTTGCAGAATACGAAAAATTACGTGATCTTGGTTTGTGTAAGCTGGTAGGTGTAGAAAACACTGGATGCGAAGCACTTGCAAAGTTCTTATGCGATTACGTAAACTTTGACTTCTTACCAACTCACTATCCAAAATCAGGTTCACAGGTTATTTGGTGCAGCAAGGTAGAAGTACGTGAGACACCATCCAACAGTGCAATCTATAATTGCCCAACACCCGACTATTCTGACGGAACTGGAAGTGTAGAAGCGGATAAGGCGAAGTAATGAACGACGACGAAAAATCAGAATACGATTTGTTAAACGAAGCATATTCTGCTGGTCAAGTCACTATAGACATCGCTGACTCAGATTGGATGAAGAATGTTAATATCTTTCAAGATACTAAGGTAAATTGGCACAACACTGATCTAATGGATCCACTCAATGCTGAACTTAACGAAATGAAAGAAGAATTGGCAAACTTCAAAGAAGAAATCAACCATCGTCTTGAAAAAATCGAAGAACAGATGGCAATTGTTCGCCCTGACGCATTCTTAGAAGCCGAGTTCGACGAGCTCAGAGAAGCGTATGAAGCATACAATAAGCTGATGGAAAAGCTGCGCACATTTAAGGCATTGCAGGATTCTGCATAGTGTCAGCACCTCGCTCTCGCAGCCATAAAGGAATGGATGATCTGTATCCACAAGGAACTTCTTATACTGATGTTTTTAGAGGAGAGCGTGAACAACGTGAAAAGGCTGAAGACGAATTAAGGGAGCGTATAGAACGAATCGAAGACCGTTTGTTTATTGTGGAATCCGTTCCAGATTTTACAGACCAATACCCAGAACTTGAAAAAGCTTTCAACAGGTATAAAGAAGAAGAAGAAAAAATGTTAACTTTTGAAGCACTAAAGAAGGACAATGACTAGCACTGCTGATACCATTGGAGCATTAGCAGACGTCGCTACGGTTATTATTAAATTTAACGATGTTCTTCAGAAAGATAAAGAAGGAATCTTTACTGTATTTGATGGTGTAGGGTTTGAAACACCGGAAGCAGAAAAAATAACAGAAGGCTTTACCACTCAAACAACTTGGTTTGCCCTTCAAATCAGCGCGCCACCAGAAGGACGAGAAATTGCTATTGTAGCAATTGGCAAAGAACTTGCATGTTACACTTACACTAGAAAAATAGTTTACCCAGGCGAGAACGTGATATATTGTATTGCGGAAGAAGAGTTTTCTTACAATGGCGTGTAATCCAAAACTAGGAACATTTCTCGGA